ATATATTAGAAAGTGTTCCGCTCCTCTTCACTTTTATCTAAAAAAGTATAAATAAGTAAATAGTTTTGTAAAGACATCTGCAAAAAGTGAATTCATATAAACCTTTCCTTCTGTTCCTGTTGTTCTGTTGTTGTTATTCTGTTCTCTGTCCTGTGTTATTGTTATATTGTAATTGAGTAAAGGAAAAACTCAGAACCCAAACTACCTGAATCAAAATGGTATATTCTCTCAGCAGGAGAATAATGTATGACATATTAGAACATTCTGTTATTATCATAAACAATCCACCTTTCTACTGTTCTGTTTTACGGAGGGATATATACTTTAAGATGAAAAACAAACAAACACATTATGGAATTCACAACAGATTACCAGAGAAGGGAATGGATTGGAAGACAGGCCCTAAAAGAACTACAACGATTAAACCCCACCATATTTAAACACAACATTATATTTGAACCAGATGAATACTCAGTATTCGATGCATCATTTATATCATATGATTACACAACACACAAAGTTGTTTCAAGAATCTTTATTGAGATCAAAATTAGAGACACTATTTACCCAGACTATATCTTAGAGAAAAAGAAAGTCAACAACCTACATAAGAAGATGAAGGAACTACATTTAGAACCATCTGAATATAGACTATACTATTTAAATTTCACACCATCAGGAGCTCTCTTGTGGAATATTTCAGATATACAAGGAGATGATTGTACCGATACAAAATTTATGAATAAAGCAACATCATCATCGAGAACTAACAAACAAAACAAATCTTACAAAGCTATGAAACCTGAAGATGCTAAAAGATTTGATTACATAATTGATTCACAAGACCTATTCGACCAGGAAACATTGAGAACTATGAAACCGTTATTGGAAAAGATTGTTAAAAAGAAGGGGTTTGGATTCTTATTTGATTAAACAAATCGTTATCTTTGATATATAATTAATATAGACAAAGACAATGAGAACGAAGAAGGAACAAGTAAGGCAAGATAGAAAAGTAAACTACTTAAAGAGTTTGAAAGACCTAAAGGAAAAGAAATTAATAAGTACATATAAATATAAGAAAGAAGTTAAGTGGGTTAGAGAGTTTAATAGTTGCTCTCACCCACAAGGAATAAAATAAGAAGGCGTTTGTTTGTGAAAAAGCCCTGTTTCCGTTATGGAGATGGGGTTTTTACTTTTGTCAAAAAGTGGGTTTTGTGTATTAATATATACCATATGATAAAAGAAACAGAGACCAGGAAATGTAGAGTATGTAAAGAAGTTAAAACACTATCCGATTATTATACCAGTGGTACTACTAAACTATACCATTCAAGAAGTTGTAAGAAGTGTGTAAGAGCTATTGCCAATGCTAAACAAAAGAAGTTATATTCCGAATGTTATGGTTGTTATTCCCCTAAATCAATAAACACTGTCCCTTTGTGTAGTGCTTGTAGAAAAGTAGTTTCATCTGAGGCTAGGAAAGTAAAGAGATCGAGAGAAACTTCAGTAAAAGAACTTAAATATTTCATTAAGAAGATTGAGGAAAGGAAAGGACAAGCCAGTATAAGTGAGATATTCGTTGAATTAATCACATTGTATGGTATTTACGGTAAGGATAATATATCTCATTTCCCAGTTGGTAAGCAAATATTAACTATGTGGGAGAGGTTACAGAAGATTGATATTGAATATAGAAAAAAGTGATATTTTGTATTTAATATATACTATATAAAACAAACAAACAAACTATGACAAATTATGAAATTTTAAAAGACAAGATATTAGATGTTGAATCATCATTGATATCTATACAGGATCCTTATATGAGAGAAATCTTAAAGGAAATGAAAGCTGATTATATTGAACTCGCATTAAAAGAAATAAGAAAAGATGCTAATAAAGTTTGAGAATATACTATTGGGTATAAAGCTAATTGAACACGATATGGATCCACAACGGATGGTAGATTTGTATCATAGCTTTTTACCAGAGATAAAAGAATATCAAAAAATAATAGATGAAAGTGGGTTTAGAAGATATAAGAGAAGCTTGGAGATTAAAAAGTTATAAGTTACCATCATTTATAATACAGGGAAATAAATCAGATTATTTGATATACTCTAATATGAGATTATTATTAGCCGATGTATTATTACTCGTTACTACTGAGATACTTAGTGATGAGGAGGTATTTATAATAATCGATAATTGTAATATAATCACTAATGATATTTTAGATCATATGGAAAAAACTAATGACGATAGATTATTAATCATAAGTAACTATTTAATAAACTTCAATGAAAGTTTAGAAGAAATGTTAATGGAATCAGAGTGTTATGAATCAATGAATAATTTTAAGACATTCAATAAATATTATTATACATTATGAATAAGAGAGAATCTAGGAAAGCTATAGAGTTATTAGTCACCAGGTTTAGTATGAGCCTTATCCTGCTTGCACCAAAGGGTGGGTATAAGAAAATTATAGATGATTACTTTAGTATTAACTATGAAGAGTTACAACAGATATCAACAAGGTTACAAGTTAAGTGTTTAGAAAGAGATGATTTTATTGACACTTTAATAATATCTTGTTATCAATATTTAATAGACTCTGAGAATAAAGTTGTATTAGAGGTTGTAACAGGAAGACTTAAAAATGTTGTTATTAATTGGATGAATAAACAAGTTATATGGAGAGGAACAGATTTTAAAAAAGATTTTATATACCAAGAAGATAGATCAATAGATGAAGAGAATTGGTTTGATATTGAAGATATAGTAGAAGATGATGAAGTTATTATGGATGCTGAATATAAACATCAAAATAAAATGTCACATATTATGTCGGCTATTGAATCATTGAAGTTTATTGATTATAAATTATATTATTTAGTCTTTGTCGATGGTTATGATAACTCTGGTAAGTTGTCAAGACATACGGGAATACCGAGAGTAACCTGTTGGATGATGATAAGAGACTTAAAGGAAAAATTAAAGAATGGTTATGTTGATTAGTATATTATTTTATTTGGGGTTAAGTGTATTATGGATATACGCAGAACCTATTATAGTATTGAAAAGAGAAATAGGTTTTAAAGAAGAGAACTATGAAACATTTCCGAAATGGAAGAGATGGGTTCATAAACTTATAAACTGCTTGTTTTGTTCGAGTCTATGGATTACACTTATACTATCATTGGATCCTCAATTAGCCGTGATTACATCACTATTTGCATATATAATGGAAAACAAGTTTTAAAAAAAGATAACCAATAATATGAGAATAGAGTTTAAAACAGAATTAGAATCGTTACTAGGAACACTTAGAGGTAAGATTAATATAGAAAAACATCAGACAGATAAGTTGTTTAAGTTACATAATGAATACTTTGCTGGTATGCAAGAACACGGAAAAGGATGTTCATCTTGTAGAAGTAGAGTCTATAAGAAGATGTTACTTCTTTGGGAAGAGATAAAAGTTAAAGATTAATTATGAAAAAAGAACACATAGATTTTATAGAGCTTTATTTAACAGCTGGTTATACAGCAACCTCTGCTTATATGGAAATATATCCAAATTCTGAGCCAACTTCAAGTTGGGTTTCATCATCCAGGTTGCTTAGGACTGATAAGGTGAAGGAATATGTAGAAATTAGAAGACAAGAGATGATTGACAAGCTTGGAATCACTAAAGAAAAGAATTTAAAAGACTTAGAAGTTATAAAGGCAATGGCAATGAATGGTGATAAACCACAATTAACAGCAGCTAATCAAGCAATACAAATCCAGAATAAAATGTTAGGTTTGGATGAACCAACTAAGATAGAAGTTGAGGGTAAAGGAATTATATTTAATATGATTTCACCAGATAAAAAAGAAGATAAGGATGACGATTGATTTCAGACCAACACCTAAACAAAAGGTTATATTTGATATGTTTGATGATGAGGATACCACTGAAGTAGTATTTGGTGGTTCTGTTGGTTCATCTAAAAGTTACTTATTAGCATCCTTGCTTTGTATGAAGTGTTTACAGTATGATGGTATAAGAGTTGGACTTGCTAGAAATAGTCTCACCAACCTAAAGAAAACCACATTGATATCAATATTTGAAGTGTTAGCTGATTGGGGTTTGAAAATAGATGAACATTATAAGTATAATGGACAGAGTGGAATAATAACCTTTTTCAATAAAAGTGAGATTGTATTAGTTGAATTAACATACTTACCATCGGATCCGTTATATCAGAGGTTGGGTGGTTTACTTTTTTCATTTGGTGTGATTGATGAATGTGGAGAGTGTGACGAAAAGGGAAAAGAAATATTCCAATCGAGATTGGGTAGATGGAAGAATGAATCAACTGGTATTAAACCATTCTTAGTTATGACAACCAATCCTTCTAAGAACTTTCTATTCAGAGAGTATTACCTACCATTTAAAGAGGGTAATCTGAAGTTCTATCAGAAATTTGTACCAGCACTTCCGAGTGATAACCCTTACTTACCAAAAGGTTATATTGAGAACCTACAAAGAACATTATCATTAAACGAAAGAAGAAGACTTCTATTAGGTGAGTGGGAATATAGTGATGAAGAAGAGATGTTATTTATAAACGATGATATTCAACTAATGTATGACACTTCAATCATTCTAACCGATGATACGACTATGCGTATGAGTTGTGATATTGCCTTTACTTCAGATA